TCTCCACAGCGGCCAGCGTCGGGGCGCTGCTCAAGGCGATGTCCAACCTACAGTACACGGTGCCGACTATCGGGCGGGGCACGGTGGGATCTGGCGCAACGACGACCTCGATCACGACGAGCGCGTTCTCAATCGTCGGCAAGAGCGGCCCGCGTTCAATCGTGTTCGACCCGGCGACGACGACCGCCAACCTTCGCGGTCAGGGGACGCCCATAACATCGAGCACGGGCGGCCCTACCCCGACGTTCACGGTCGCGGCGCTGACGGATACGCCCCAAGTCGGCGACACTTTTTCGGTGATGTGACATGACGGCCGCCACTCGTCTGGGACCGGGTGGCTACCCAGTCGGCACGATGGCGCCAGCCGCGAATGCTGCGGCGCTCGCCTACACCGAAGACCCGGATGCCGTAGCGATCAACGCCGCAAATGCGAACGCGGCGAGCTTAGCCTACATCGAAAACCCCGACGCGATTCTTATCAACGCGACCGATCAGAACATCGCAATCGTCGCCTACACTGAACCGCCCGATGCAATCTCGATCAACGCCTCAAGCCAGAACCTCGCGACTCTGGCTTATACGGAAGCGCCAGACGCCTTCAGCATCACCATCGCGAACGCGGGCGCCGTCGTCAGTGCCGTCCTCGCCTACACCGAAGACCCAGATGCGATCTCGATCAGCGCGACTGTCCAAATAACGGCGACGCTCGCCTACACCGAAGACCCGGATGCGATCTCGATCATCGTCAGACCGCAGACCACGAGGCAAGGGATTCCTGAGACAGGCCCGGCGCGTGTGGTATCATCCGGGACGAGCGCAGCACGCGAATCTTTTCCGCCAGGGCAATCCTGGCAACCGTTCCCGCCAGGGCGACCTCGCGGTTCTTTCCCGCCGGGCCAGCCTCGGCAGCCCTTCCCGCCGGGCCAAGGTTGAGGGCGAAGCATGGGCTACACATACGCGGAATTTCAAACTGCGCTCGCGACTGAGATGGCGGTCCCAAACAACGACCCCACCGATCCGCAGTTCCAGGCCATCTTGCAGACCTTGATCGATCAGGGCGAGCAGCGCTGCTATCGCGATCTCGACCTTCTCTATGCCACCAATCGGCAGACGACGCCGCTGACCATGGGGTCGCGGACACTGGACCTGTCTGGCCTCGCGCCGTATCTCATCGTCTTGGAAGACATCAACATCGTCACCCCAGCGACCCAGACCAACCCTGATTTGGGCGAGCGTATGCCGGTGACAGCAGTCTCAAAAGAATGGCTGGATATGGTGTACGGCTCCCCCGCCAGCCCTGGCGTTCCTTCCTATTTCGCCATGCTCGATGACGTGACGGTGCTGCTTGGGCCGTACCCGGATGCCGCCTACACCGCCGAAGTCATCGGCAAGTTCCGGCCGCTCCCGCTCTACGATCCGCTATCCGTCAACGGCTCATGGCTGTCAGTTTATCTGCCAGACGTGTTCCTGGCTTCAACCATGATCGGCGCGACCGCCTACCAGCATAACTGGGGGGCGCAGAGTGACGACCCTCGCTCGGCGCTGTCGTGGAAGACCGAGTACGACACCCTGCTCAATAGCGCCCAGGGCGAGGAGGTGCGGAAGAAGTTCCACGGCTGGATGTCGCTCACCACCGAGTCGCCGCCGATGCCAGCGCGGCCTGGAACACCAGGACCGCAATGATGTGCTGGACGATGTCGATCCCCTGGCGCGGGCGCCGGTTTGGCCTCGTGCTCCTGCCCGCCGGATACTTCTTCGTCGGGTTCTTTGAGGTGCTCGACTGATGCCCTTCCAGACCGTCAAGCTTCTGCCGGGAGTTCGCGCCGAGCAGACGCCGCTCTTGCTCCAGGCGGGCGTTGTCCAATCGAACCTCATCCGGTGGCGCGACGGCTTGCCCGAGAAGTATGCTGGCTGGAAGAAGTTCAACTACGTCTCCGTCGGTCCTCCGCCGATCAACATCTCCCCGCCGCCGCTGGCCGGGCCGATCCGCGAGCTATGGCCGTGGGCTGATTTCACCGGGCTCTTGCGTCTCGCCTGCGGCGGCGATCAGGGCCTCTTCGTCGTCCAGAACGGGCGCACCACCACCATCACGCCGACTGGCTTTGCAACATCGACCGACTGGTGCTTGGTCAATTTCGGCCAAGATCTGATCGCTCAGCCCGAAGGCGGGGGGTTGTACGACTGGCCCATCACCAGCAGCGGGGCTGCGGTCATCATCCCCGAAGCGCCGGTCGTCGCCACCGGTTTCTTCCTGGCGATGCCGCAGCAGCAATTGGTCGCCTACGGCGCCTCGACCGGCTCGACATCGGTGCAAGACCCGATGCTGATCCGGTGGTGCGACAACGCCGACTACCACGACTGGACAGCGGCGGTGAGCAATCAGGCGGGCAGCTTCCGGCTTGCGCGCGGGTCGAAGATCGTCGGCGCTATGCAGACGCCGATGCAGGCGATGCTGTGGACCGACATCGGCCTGTGGCTGATGACCTACATTGGCTACCCCGATGTGTGGGGATTCAGCGAGATCGCCCAGGAATGCGGCTTGATCTCAAAGAAAGCGGTCGCGGTCTGCGGAACGCAAGTGTTCTGGATGTCGCAGGACCGCTTCTGGGTCTTCACCAGCGGTCAGGTGACGCCGCTGCCGTGCGAAGTATGGGACGTTGTGTTTCAAAATCTGAACCTCAATCTGCTCCACAAGATCCGCTGCGGGACGAACGCAGGCCTCGATGAAATCACTTGGTACTATCCGTCATCGGCGACCGCGCAGACCGGGGCGATCCAGGAGAATGACTCCTACGTCAAGTTCAACCGGGTGACGGGCGAGTGGGATTACGGGACGCCGATCGATGTCTTCGGCAGCGGCGCGAGCGGCGGCCTGATGGTCAGCGACTGGGTCGATTACAACGTCTTCGGCCATCCGATCTCGGCGATGACGCTACCCGACGGCAAGACCTCGCAACTGATGTGGATGGAGATGGGCCGCGACGCCGATGTCAACCCGATGCATTGGTGGTTCAGGACTGGGCTGTTTCTCCTGAACGACGGCGAGGACTTCCTCTTCATCGACCGGGTGCGGCCAGATTTTCGCTGGCGGCGGTTCTCTGACAACCCGGCGACGACCTCCGCGCAAATCCAGATGACGCTCTACGCGCAGAACAATCAGGAGGATGCGCCTGCGACCTATGGTCCCTACCTCTGCACGGCGTCGAGCGGGCCATTTGACCCGCGTGTGAGGGGGCGCTACTTCTCGCTCAAGGTAGAGGGAGACGATCTGGGCAGTTTCGCCCGCTTAGGAGCGGTGAAGTTCCGATTCAGCCTAGACGGAAGAGCCGGGTGACATGGCTGCTCCTACGAACCCGACGGCGGGGGTCACAGGCGACCTCCAGACCGTCGTCGCCGCGCAGCAGGCGCTGACCGTCCAGGTTGGGCAGCTTATCCAGCAACTGACCGCCGGATCATCTGCTCTCACCACCGCGCTCGCCGCCGTCACCACCGCGCTCACCGCCAATACCGCTGAGCTTACAGCCCTCGCCGCGCCCAACAGATACTTCCACATCGCCGCCGCAGTGTCTGCGCTGGTCAACACGGGCGCGACAAGGCTGTTCGGCATCGCCCTCAACAATTTCGATCCGAGCGGCGCGACATTTGCGTCGATAATCGTCTACGACGGTACGAGCACGGCTGGCGCAGTCGTGGCGGCGATCACCTTCATCCAGGGGTTTTCGGTTGACTTCGGAGAGCGTGGCCTGGAACTGGCGACCGGCCTCTATGTGGTCGCGGCCGGGACGCCCGTCGATCTGACCCTCATCTGGAACACGGGGTAGGACCATGCCTGGATTCAACCCCGTACCAAGCTCAATCCAGATCTCGCGCATGCTGCGGCGCCAGCCTCCCGTGACGGGGATCGGGTTCAAGAGCGGCATCACGCAGCATCCGTTCCCGCTGAAGCGCGCGACGGGCGGCTCCATCCCCGACAACCCGATGTCGCCGGTCATTGGGCTGATCAACACTGCGACCCCAGGCCGCGCCGACGCGCACCCGACGCATGTCCCGCCTGGGAGCTATGTCATGCCCGCCGACATCGTCTCGATGATGGGCGAGGGCAATACGGCTGCTGGAGCGCAGATGCTGGCGAAGATGTTCCTGCCGCTCAAAGCGCAGTCAGGTCAGCAGATCACGATGATGGGACAGGGCGCGCCCTTTGGCGCGACCGGCGCGCCTTACGGAGCACAGGCGCCTGACTTGCGGACGAAGGCGATGCCGCCGCCGCGCGCCCCGGAGCCGTTCGTACCGCCCCCGCCCAAGTTCCCCGCCTTCGGCGCTCAAGCGCGCGGCGGCGCCGTCCCTGCCGAAGCGGCAAAACCGGGAACGCCGATCAACATCTCGGGTGGTGAGTTCACCGTCCCCCCGGAAGAGGTGAAGCGCAGGGGGCGAGGGGACATCAACCTGGGCCACGAGATCCTCGACCGTTGGGTGAAGCAACTCCGGGCCGAGCACATCAAGACGCTCAAGCAACTCCCAGGCCCGGCCAAATGAGTAAGACGTTCAGCCATAACGATCGGCCGCCGAAGGCGCCGCTGGACCTCTCCCACATCCGGCTCGCGGGCGAGGCCGACGAGATGCAGATCTTCTCGCTGTTCAGCCTGATGCACGCGGAGGTCGCGCAGCATCGCCTGTCCTGGCCGAAAGTCGCCGCGATGATCCGGCTCGCGACCCAGCGCACGAGGGGGATCGTTGGCGTCATCGGCGAAACGCACGACATCAAGGCGGCGATCTTCGCGACCATCGAGCCGGTCTGGTATTCGGACGAGTTCATCCTCCTGGAGTATTTCAACTACGTCCGACCCGACGCGCGCCGGTCGAACTATGCGACCGACCTCTTGGCCTATGGCAAGCGGTGCGCCGAGGAACTCGGGATCGATTTTGTTTGCGGGGTATATTCGACCATTCGTACAGAGGCGAAGTGTCGATTGTATCGCCGCGTGATGCCGAAGATGGGCGAGTTCTATCGATGGCGACCAGGGGGTGAGGTAACGGCGCGGACGCCTCTATCGCGGGCAGTCCCCGCGAACCAAGTCGCGGCGGAGTGAACCATGGGCGGCATCCTCGGCGGCGGCAGCAACACAACCACTCAATCGAGTTCACCTCCGCCACAGGTGCTCGGCAATTACCAGGGGCTGGTCAATCGCGCGACCGGCGTCGCGAATACGCCCTACACTCCCTATCCAGGAGAGATGGTCGCGCCGCTGAGCAATCAGACGGTGACGGGGCTCGGCAACGTCGATCAGTACGCCCAAGCGGCGCAGCCCAATCTTGCGCAAGCGAGCAGTATGACCCAGGCGGCGGCTTCGCCCGTCACCCCGACGGCGTTCTCTGGCAGTGCGGTGCAGCAATACGAGAACCCGTTCACGTCCGATGTAATAAACGCAACTCAATCGGAGTTTAATAATCAGAACCAGCAGCAGGCGCAGTTCCTCAACAGCCAGAACATCGGCGCGGGCGCGTTCGGCGGCGATCGGGCGGGCGTGAGCCAGGACATCCTCGCCGGGCAGCAGCAACTCAGCGAGGCCCCGGTGATCGCGGGGTTGAATCAGGCAAATTACAATCAGGCTTTGGCGGAATTTAATAATCAGCAGCAAACCGGCCTTGGCGCGCAGGAGTTCAACCAGCAGCAAGCTGGCCAGATGGCCAACCAGTTGGGCAATATCGGCATCGCCCAGCAGACGGCCGGGCTTCAGGGCGCGACCGCCCAAACACAGGCGGGGATGATCCCGCAGACCGAGCAGCAAGCTGTCGATACAGCGCTCCAGAACCAGTGGAACGCAGGACAAGCTTATCCATTCCAGACGACGGGCTTCCTCGGCAACATCATCGAAGGGACTGGGAGCCAGAGCGGCGGCACGGCGCAATCGACGGTGCCTGGGCCGAGCCCGTTAAGCCAAGCTATCGGCCTCGGGACCGCCGCCGTAGGCGCCGCCGCTGACTTCCTCCGGGTTTCGGACATCCGCCTCAAGGAGAACGTGACGCCGATCGGCAGAACA